GTGGCCCTTAGTGATACCAAACTCCGTAGCATCAATGCTAAGCCATATAGCGGCGCAGCTGAGGTCACAGATGGTGACGGGCTGAGTGTACGCATAACTCCCACAGGCACGATCACATTCCAGTTTCGTTATCGCTGGAACGGTAAGCCCGTTCGCCTCTCCATTGGCCGCTATCCCGCTATGTCTCTCAAGGAGGCGCGCGTAGTCGTCGGTGAGATGCGCGAATTGTACCTCAAGGGACTAAACCCGAAAAATTATTTTGCCAAAGAAGATGGCGAGCTGACACTAAAAGAGTGCCTGGATCAGTGGTGGAGCAAGTATGTTGAAACGCTGAAGCCGAACACTCAGACGCTGTACAAGTCAGTTGTGTACAACACGATGTACACAGAATTCCCGGACGCTCCGGTAGTAAACATTCCTGTTTCGGCATGGGTGCGTTTCTTTGATAAGCAGGAAAAGAAGAACAGCAAAAAGGCCAGGGTACTTCTTCTACAGCTACGTTCAGTCATGAACTGGTGTATCAGCCGCCAGTTGATCCCATCGTGCGAGGTCCTGAAGCTTAGCGTTAAGACCATTGGCAAAAAACCTGATGTGGGTAGCCGTGTTCTCACGTATACCGAATTGGCAAAAATCTGGCTGGCGCTGGAGAACAACAAGATCGTTACCTCCAACAAGGTGCTTCATCAGCTGCTTTTGCTTTGGGGAGCCAGGCTATCAGAGCTGCGTCTAGCTACCGCCAGCGAATTCAACATGGATGATCTTATCTGGACGACGCCAGGAGAGCATTCCAAGATGGGTAACGTTATCCGTCGACCGGTGTTCGATCAGGTGAAACCTTTTGTTGAAAGACTCCTCAATGCAGGAAACGATGTTCTGTTTCCTGGCCAGGAACTGGACAAGCCTATAGATCGCTCGTCAGCAAATCTCTATATGAAAAAATTAAGGGATAAAATTGATATACCGGAATGGCGAACCCACGACTTCAGGCGCTCGCTTGTGACGAATTTATCAGGGGAAGGGGTTATGCCCCATGTCACCGAAAAAATGTTGGGGCATGAACTGGGAGGCGTGATGGCGGTGTATAACAAACATGATTGGCTGGTTGAACAGAAAGATGCTTATGAGTTATATGCCGATAGGATTTTCTGGCACGCAAAAAAGTTATGAATTAAATACTTGCTATTTACAATAAGTTTTTAAACGACAGCAGGAAAAACTTGGTAAATGCAAGGTGTTATTGTATATTTATTCTTAGCTGAATATTAACACAGGAGTTTAAATGATGGTTGCTGACGAAGGTGGATTAATAAAAGAAGTTAAGATTGGCGAGAAGGAAGTGGTTGATTCAACCACATATCTAATTCCTGCGCTAACCTCTAAATTAGAGGTGGTGCTCAGTGAAAACAAAAGGGTGGTAATCTTATTTTCAGAAGAAACGAAAGATAAAACCGTGCGTTATACTGGGGGAGCTGATGAATCAGGTATGGTATACACTATAAAGCTTATTAATTTTAGTAATGTACTCGGTGAAGGCGTCATGGAGCAAATTCCGTTTTTTAAAAGAAATGATACTCAATATTATATATCTCTATGGGTGAATACGAATGCTGATAAAAGCAGAGTATTAACTCTAACACTTACTAAAGGTTAATTCTTATGTCTGGGTTTAATGGGGATATAAATACTGCCATCAGTACTGGAAGAGATTCATTTGGAGAGGCAAATGATGGAACAGCTCTTTCAAATGCCAACTCAATCGCTAAAGTAATAGGTGAAGGGGAGAATGCAAAAAATAGTGTTGTTTGGAAAATAATTACTTATACTTTGTATATGTATACCGCTGTTATTTCAGTGATGATGATTAATGATATTTATAGGTACGGCGGTCTAAATTGCATTAATATTATAAAGGATACATGGGCGACGTATTCACCAATTCTTACATTGTCGCTGGGGTATATGTTTGGTAAAAGAGATAAGAAAGATTAAATATTTTTCACCTGATATGGCATTCAGTTTCATAGGCTTAAGTGAACTTGAATGCCATGTTTAATCTGGATTGGTGTTTTTTTCCACTACCTTTTGTTTATGCCACCATCATCAATCCATCTCATTACGGCTTTTCTGCTGTATCGTGTTGGATAAGTGAGAACAGGGCTAGGAAACCCATGGTCTTTACGTAAACGCCATACAGCTGTTTTTTTCTTCCCCAGCAATTCGAATACTTCTTTTTCTTCCATAAAGTCTGTAGAAGTCATAAGCACCTCATTCAAAATTACCGTTAAAAATACACGTTCCACACCCACCGCGAGCCCCTTCAGTACAAACATCACAGCGGTCTACTTTTTTACGAGGTCGTTCTTTGATGTGCAGCCTTGGTTCCCCGTCTTTTGGCTCCGGCCATGAGCGCTGCTTGTTCACCGCCAGTTTATCGATCATCGCCTGGGTAATCTGCGCATCAGTGATACCGGCACGGCGTTGCGCATCCCACATCAGGAATTGCATGTCAGCCCACTCGCTGAGGTCGCCGGGTTCGGCAGCTGCTTCAAGAGCCTCTTTCGAAAGATGCTTCAGCGGGCCAACCGGGCCGATATTGCCGAAAGTTGCCTGTGACCACTCGGCGTGCTCGTTGCGTACCTGGTCTCTGTCCATTGCGTCCAGTGCTATGCGGGCCAGCGCTTCAGCTTCTTCTGCTGGCAGCATTACGTTGCTTCCAGCTCCATAGGTTCCACGCCATGATTTAATTTTTTCCAGGCGCTCTCTCGCCAGTTTGTTGATATCAGTCATCGGAGTTATCCTCGCAGCAGTAGTGAGCGCCGTCCGGGTCAGTACTTTTGAAACCGCAGATATCACACTCAATTTCGTCATGGGCTTCTTCATCGCATTCGTGACTTTCCGGATCGTCGGCTTTGTAATAACCGCCGCACAAATTGCAGCGGACTTCTGCCACATCGTCATAGTTAGTAGTCCCGGCTATCATTTGTCGGCCCCCTCATGCAACTGCTCTGCGATGCACGAAAAAAAAGACTCCCGCGTATGACTGTTAAGAGCTGGGGCAAACGCCGCATTAAGAACGGCAGCATCACAGCCGTCATCGGTATAAAGCGCGATTTTTTTCTCCAGACGCGCTTTCGCTTCCTGCAGCTGCATACCCCGGCAGGCGCGCGGGATATATTCCGCAATCTGTGAAATAGCCTTTTCGTTCTGTTTAAACATGCTTCACCTCGATAGGCTTGATGGTGTCGAGCAGAAGCCGGCGGCGCGTATTTTCTGCAAAGTGACGGCGCCCTGTTTCTTTGTGGTAAAACTCGTTTTTGCCGACGACCCACATCCGCTCTGTCTGGTGCAGTTTTTTTACCTTCGGACCGTCTTTGGTGATAACGGTGCCGGTATGGGTTTTTACGATTGTCATACAGCCTCCCCAAGCACCCAGCGCAGAGCATCAGCGTAGTCACCGCTGGCACCTTCAAGGGCCTTTGTGATTTCTTTACGGGTTTTCAGACGCGGCTTTGCTTCACCAAGAACCTGGCGCTGTCGCCGGGCTTTTTCATGGCCGGTTGTGCCAGCAGTTGCCGCTTCGATTTCAGAGACCTTCTCCCGCTGCTCTTCGGGTTTAAGCGATGCCAGCTGACGCGCCTGGGTAACGGTAACTGTGCCAGCCTCCACCGCTTCCCTGACGGCCTGAGTAGCCTCGAGGAGGGAGAGCGTTGCTCGAACGGTCTGAACGCTGCAGCCAAACAACACCGCAATGTCGTCCTCATCGAGCCCGCGGTCGAGCGCGTCTGACATTTTTTTAGCCCTGCCAAGCGGTGTATCAGGTCGGCGAATTTCGTTTTCGCTGACCATGTATTTAGCCATCTGATTTGCTGATCCGCGCTTAACGACCCCAGGAACAAGCAGTGGGGCTTTGCCCTCTTTCAAAAGAAGCTTATTTGCCTCCAGGGTATGTTTTACGCGCTGACGGCCTACAACGACGCAGGTGAGCCCCGTTTCAGGGTCTTTCCAGACGATGATAGGTTCCAGTACACCCAGCTCTTTGATGTTCAGAACCATTCCTTCGTCGATAGGAAGGTGGACCCGTTCATCGTAAAGCGGGTGAGTTTTGTCGGTAACCAGATGCAGGCTTTCAGGTTCGAACGTTAAAACGTTCGTTTTGCCGCTGGCGCCGTATACAACCTTTGAGTCTTTAGCCATCAGAGAGCCTCCACGTTACGGAAGCTGGTAGGGGAAATTGCTTTCAAATCGCGCATTGCTTCGAGGACATGCAGATTTATGCGCTTCTTGGTATATCGCTCAGTAATACGATCACACTCCTTCGCCCAGGATTTGACCTCTGCGAGAAGGGCGTCACGTTCGGTGCGCGTCTGGCGCAGAGTTACATTCGAAACATCGAGGACGGTAGCCAGTTCCCTGATGATTGCTGCCTGTTCTGGTGGCATAGTTTTGGCTATTTCGTACGCCTGTTTAATCAGTTGTTTTGCTGTCTTAGCCATCTTTTGTTCTCCATCTGACGCGCTGCAACGCGTAAATTTAGGGTGCAGCAACCCAACCCATGAGAGTGGGTGAATAGCTGGTTAAAATTTCTTGCTGATGGGGGACCGCCACTGCAATGGCGGTACGTTAGTTCTCCACACAACGGAAAGAGCACTGAAGCACTGGAAACTCACTTGACTAACACAGTGCTTTTTCCTGTTGTGTGCCGGGCTTCCACCTGCTCCAATCTGTTTTTAAAGCCACTCAGATATCGTCTGGGCTGCGTCGTCTCCGTGCATCACACGTTTTCGCGACCGCTGAAAGAAATCTAAAATAATTTAGTTTTTTGGTCAAGGTGAATAAACTAAATATTCTTAGTTTTCACCATTGATAGAGTAGTGGAAAGGATTAGCGGCGCATCTGGCGGCGGTGTTCAACAACGACACCGATGATGGAAATTTTTTCAACAGCAGAGTTTAAAGCAGCAAAATCAGGGTTTAACGGGACCAATTCGAAAACCTCTTCACCATTTTCGTTGACACCCCTTGCACGGTATTTTTTAAAAGTGGCGTATTCACTACCGTTTTTGGCTACAACATAGTCCCCAGGACCTGGACACAAGTCAGGATCCACAATGATAGTGTCTCCCTCTTTGAACTCTGGCTCCATAGATTTTCCACGTACCTTAAGAGCGAAGGTACCAAACGAATGAGCGCCGTTTGTTAAAATGTAATCCACGGCACCCTCTAAATTACGAGCATCACTTTCAGATGTCCAAGTTCCTGCTTGAACCCAACTTATGATAGGGATCTGCATAGCGCCTAAGTTGCCAGGCGCTACATTGGAGAGTTCCTCTTTACCGGTGAGGAGAAAGTCCTCAGAAACACCAAAATACCGAGCTAATTTTGTCAGCGAGACTCCTCCGGGTATGTTTTGGTCTTTCTCCCAGTATCCAATGGTGACATCTGTCACTCCAACAACTTTACCCAGTTGCTTCTGGGTAAGCTTACGATCCTTTCTTAATGATTTTAAACGACTTCCAAATGTGCTCACTGTGGTTCGCCATGTTATGAAAACTAAATTATCTTAGCTTTAATTGACCTAAATTTGCTTTGGTCTTAATATCTAAATAAATTTAGGAGGGTGTATGACAACAACAGAGTTAGAAACGTTCTTCGGAACCCCCAACAAGGCAGCAGACTTCTTCGGTGTTTCTCCTGAGGCTTTTTATCAATGGCGAAAACGACCGGGCAGTCTGATCCCAAAAGGTCGTGCTGCAGAAGCTGCATATCGTACTAATGGGCAGCTTGTTTTTCGACCTGAACTTTACCAAAAGGCTACAGATTCAGCTGCTTGAAAGTAACTACAAAAGGAAAATCAATATGGTAGAGCCAAACCTCAAAGAAGCCGTCAAAGCGATGTGCAAAGCATATCCAGGTGGGCGCGAAGCAATGGCTGGCGCACTGGGAATGACCGTGACGCAGTTCAACAACAACCTCTACGAGAAAAACGGCTGTCGATTTTTTGAAGTATCGGAGCTGGAAGCGATGGAAGACATTTCCAACACGTCACTACTGGCAGACTACTTCGCCCGCCGTCGTGGTGCTCTGCTGGTGGATGTTCCACACCTGGAAGAGCTTGATCGCGTGGACTTGTTTAGCCGGGCAATGCGTACCTCTGCCGCCAGAGGGCAGGTTGATCAGATTATCGAACAGGCACTTGAGGATGGCGTTATTGAAAGGCATGAGGCCGAAGAAATCATGGTGCATCACCGCCGCCACCTGGCAGCTCGGGAAGAAGAGATTGCCGCAATTATCACGTTATTTTCACGCAAAAAGAAGTGACGCCAGCGAGTTGCAGCTCCTGGCGTCGTGGCGTGTCGTTATCAGTGGAGATTACTAACGCATGAACAGTTTATCAACACAATACCGCAGGTCGCAACTTGTAGCGCGGCCAGTTCCTGGTGGAGCAGGACCGGTGCAGTTCGTGTATGGGGTAAGAGTACCAGGCGGTTTCGAACCTGTCTGCTACCAGTTTGCTCAGTGGGTGGTAGGGGACTTTAACGGCCAGGCGGAGAAAGTATGCGAGAGCTCAACCGATGGTTCAGAGATCACTACGGTGTCCCGGTCAGGGTCATACGCTGGGAGCCCCAAACACAGCGCGTTATATACCTGCGTGAAGGGTACGAGCATGAATGCTTTAGCCCCCTCGAGCAATTCAGACGTAAATTCAGAGAAATAAAGGACGATCATGAGCACTAAATTAACAGGATACGTCTGGGACGCTTGTGCATCTTCGGGGATGAAGCTATCCAGCGTGGCAATCATGGCGCGCCTGGCTGACTTCAGCAACGATGAGGGGGTTTGCTGGCCTTCTATTGCGACCATATCCCGTCAGATTGGCGCTGGTGAAAGTACTGTCAGAACGGCGATAGCTGCACTTGAGAAAGAGGGGTGGCTCACTCGCACACAGCGCCGCAACGGCAACCGTAATGCATCGAACGTCTACCAGCTCAACGTTTCCAAACTACAGAAAGCGGCATTTTCTCACCTGTCAGTTTCTGACACATCAAAATCTGACACGTCAAAATCTGATGCGTCAAAAATTGACCCCTCAAAATTTGAGGCGTCGGAATCCATCAAAAAAACCAGTTTTGACCCGTCAGAATCTGGTGGGGATCCGTCAGTAAAATCAACTACTGATCCATCAGATATAAATCCTTCTTGTCCGGACGCTTCGCAACCGGACGAACAGGGCTCTGCTGATGAATTTCTGTCACGACATCCTGACGCGGTGGTGTACAGCGCTGCAAAGCGGCAGTGGGGCAGCCAGGACGATTTAACCTGCGCCCAGTTCATTTGGGGAAAAATTATCAGCATGTACGAACTGGCTGCTGAAAGTGATGGTGAGGTAGTTCGCCCTAAAGAACCAAACTGGACCGCATGGGCGAATGAGGTTCGCCTGATGGTGATGCAGGACGGGAGAACCCATAAGCAAATTTGCTCACTGTTCAAGCGCGCCAACAAAGATTCGTTCTGGTGTAAAAACGTACTCAGCCCGTCGAAGCTTCGGGAAAAATGGGATGAGCTGTCGTTAAAACTATCTGCTCCACTCAATAGCTCCCGCCAGGAGTCGTCCATTTCGCGAGCCAGCTTCGATGGGGTTGATTACTCATTGCCAGAAAACTCGGGGTTCCGCACATGAGTAAGCCATTTCTCAAATGGGCTGGTGGAAAGTATACCCAGCTGGCTGACCTGTTCGTGCATATCCCAGCAGGGAAACGCCTGATAGAGCCATTCGTTGGTGGTGGGTCGGTATTCCTGAACAGCGAAAAGCACGCAGATTACCTGCTGGCGGACGTTAACCCGGACCTGATTAATCTGTATCAGATGTTAGCGGTGGTGCCGGATGAAGTGGAATTAAAGGCCCGCTGGATGTTCGAGCACATGCGGTCACCAGATGGCTATGAGCTGATCCGTTCCGAGTTCAACGCTCAGACGCTGGATGCTACTGAACGCGCAGCTGCATTCCTGTATCTCAACCGGCATTGCTTCAATGGCCTGATGCGCTACAACCTGGCGAACAAGTTCAATGTGGGCTGGGGAGGCTACAAGGCCCCGTATTACCCGCTGGGCGAAATGAAATCCTTCGCCGCTATGGCGCATAACTGCGTGTTCATGACTGCTGATTACCGTCGGACAATCAGCCTGGCCGGGAAAGGGGATGTGGTTTACTGCGATCCGCCTTACGAACCGATGCCGGGAACAACCGGATTCACTGCCTACGCCGCTGGTGGTTTTAGCTGGGAGAACCAGGTGGACCTGGCGAAGCAATGCGTATCTGCCTTTCACCGTGGGGCTCGGGTAGTGATTTCTAACTCATCTGCACCGAAGGTTCTCGACCTGTACCGGGAGCAAGGTTTTAACCTGCAATTCATCAACGCGCGCCGTTCGATCTCCTGCAAAAGCAGTACGCGGGAAGTCGCAAAAGACGTTGTAGCGATCCTTTAAGGGGGCTAAATGAAACTGACTTTACCATTTCCACCGAGCGTAAATAGTTACTGGCGCGCTCCGAGCAAGGGACTGCTGAAAGGCAGGCATCTTGTAAGCGAGACAGGGCGAAAGTTTCAGCTGGCAGCGAGAGCAGCGATTATTGAGCAACTGCGGGCCGTTCCCCGGCCATCCTCTGATCTGGCCGAGGTTCACATTGTGTTGTATCCGCCGGATGAGCGCCGTCGGGATATCGATAACTACAACAAAGCGCTGTTCGATGCCCTGACCCTAACAGGCGTCTGGGAAGACGACAGTCAGGTTAAGCGTATGCTGGTGGAGTGGGGGAACATCGTGAAGAAAGGGAAAGTAGAAATCACCATCCGTCGTTTTCGTGCAGCTGCCTGACGTGGAGATGATATGAGAGCACTACTAACCCCTGAGATTGCCCCACGCATGGGCGTTGTTCTGCTTCGCCCAGGTGCTGATCTCATGCCGATGTTCAGGAGAGGGCGGGTACTGATTGAGCCTGCACCGGAAAAATACAGCGACTACGCAACTGGCGCTATCCCTCCCGCCACGCAGCCACTGGCAGGAGATCCGGTTTTGAAGCCAGTATTCGAAAACAAAGACGTCATTCTGCGCGCGGGTGGTATCAGCTCGCTGGAGGCCGAGCTGGAGCGTCGTTTTGAATGCCAGTATCCCCACGGCTCATGGCACAGCGAAAATTTTACGCTGTTCCGTCATGAGCCTGGCAGCATCCGCCTTTGCTGGGCCTGCGATAACCTGCTGCGTGATCAGTATACAGAGACGCTGGCAGGCATTGCGCGTGAGAACCTGGTATCCTGGCTGATAACGGTCATCCGCTCGCAGCTGGGGTTCAACGAAGACCATCAACTGACGATCCCCGAGTTGTGCTGGTGGCTGGTAATAAACAATCTGGCGCACGTCATCCCTGAATCGCTGGCCCGGAAAGCCCTGCGATTGCCGGAAATAAAGCATCAACCGGTGATGAAGGAGAGCGATATTGTGCCGGAGCCAGCGGCGAGCGAAGTGGTGCAGAAAAAGATTCTCGGTCTTCGTGTAGATCCTGAAACGCCGGAATCATTCATGCTGCGACCAAAGCGCCGCCGCTGGGTAAACGAGAGCTGGACGCGCTGGGTTAAGTCCCAGCAGTGTGTCTGCTGTAACAAACAAGCAGATGATCCCCATCACCTGATAGGCCACGGACAAGGTGGAATGGGAACAAAAGCGCATGACCTGTTTGTGTTGCCGCTTTGCAGAGCGCATCACGACGAGTTGCACGCTGACACCGTGGCATTTGAGGAGAAGCACGGCTCACAGCTTGAGCTGCTGTTTCGATTTCTGGATCGTTCGCTGGCAATTGGCGTGCTGGCATAGTGGAGAACGCATAATGATTAACCCGTCCGAGGTTGGAAAAGCTGGTGAAATGGTCAGGCTGAAAACGCTGGAGGCCATCTGGATTCAAGGGAAGCTGCGCATGTGGGGCCGCTGGTCTTACATCGGCGGCGGTAGTGGCGGCAATATGTTTAACCAGTTGCTGGCTTCCGGGAAAGTCACTAAAACAGCCATCAACGAAGCATTACGCCGGATGAAGAAGTCTGGCATCTCGAAGCCAGAGCTTGAGGCGTTTTTTCGTGAAATACTCGCGGGGAAAAACAAAAGCGGCTTGGCCTTCTGTACAGACGATGAAGGACTGCTGATTGATAAGGTACTGGGGGCAGTCCTCATTACGGGTGGTCACAAAGAGCTATACCACCTGCTGGTGGAGCATTACCGGTTACGGAAGAGCAAACGCCGCATAGCGGAAGAGCTCTATGAAAAGCATCCAGACTGGTGCTTTATGACATGCAGACGAAGAGTTGATACATGGCTAAGTTTGGCGGAATCGATGCTGTACGCACCAATGTGTGACGCATTCGGCACAAATGGCGACAGATTTTACTTGCAAAGTGAGCCAGAAACTGCTTGAATTGTGATAGGCTCGGGACGTTAAAGCGAACTGAGCAGAAAAACCAAAAATAACCCGCTCTCATGCGGGTTTTTTTATGTCTGTAATTCTCCGCGCCACGCTCGGCGCAATTCAACCACAGAGCCTTTCAGGGGTGAGCCATAGGGAATAGTCAGTGTGACTATCTCTGTGGGCTGATCATTCCTGAGCGCTGGCTCACCCGCTAAAAGGAAAGTCACTATGTTCGGTATCTTCAAAAAGAAAGCACGAAAAGCCGTCGTTGAAGTAAAGAAAATGGAAAACCGCGATGCGGTTGAGGCGACTGTATGGGGTGCTTACTCCATTGCGTATGCCGATGGTACCTGCGACGCGAAAGAAATCGCCACGCTGGAAAAAACCATTTCGGCGCTGCCTGCCTTCGCGCCGTTCGCCGGTGAGATCGCACAGATGAGCAGCAATATTCGAGCTCGATATGAAGCTTCACCACGTTCTGCTAACGCTCAGGCGCTGCGTGAATTGGCTGATATTGCGGGTTCAAATGATGCTGTTGATGTTCTTTGTCTGTGCCTCGATGTTGCTGACAATGACGGTATCGGCGAAGAAGAAGAGAAACAGCTGAAGAAAATTGCTCAGGCTCTGCAGCTTCCGCTGGATCAGTACCTGTGATCGGGAAACTTCGCTGGGCAGCCGCCGGGGTTTTGTTGTTTCTGGTGGTTGCTATCGACTTCACCAGTAAAATGTTGTCAATCCTGGCAGATGGCGTACTTGTGGCAGGGGTTGTTGCGTTAGTCTGGCCGCTTATCAAATCCAGCAATTAACACTGTGCAAAAGGCATTTTCGGGTGCCTTTGACAGAGTGTTACATATTGACTAACACAATGTTTACAAATTAGATTATCGACATGGTGAATCCCCCTATGCGGTGGGGCGACCAGTCACTTACAGTGATCTGTAAATGCAGCGCGGGCCATGTCGGCTGGGACATGCTCACCGGGAGGCACCCGGCACCATGCAATACTACTAAGACATTAGGTTGTGGGTTGCCGTTTCGGCTTCTCCAGCTATGTTTAAAAGGCAGTAACGGAAAAAGCGAGCGCTCTCCTGGTAAATCGGTAGCTCGGACTATTAGGTGCGTTTTCGTTTGTTACTACCTAGAATGCCTACTTTCTGCCCGTTCCTCTGAGCGGGTTTTTTTTCGCCATGAATAAGGCGCCTCTGAAAGCTGAGGTGCAAATCATTTGAGGCTGCGCTTATGCGTGGTCTTTTCTTTTTCCCCTCAATTCTGAGAGGACTCACAGCAATAAGAGGGGGCTTAATGTCCGATCCTTTAACTGGTACCGGCCTGATTTTTGGCGGTGGTTTAATTGGTTCCGTCATATATGGAGTTATCACTCATACCGATTTTGGTGTGGTATTTGGGGCTTTTGGCGGCGCGGTTTTTTATGTGGCAACGACCGCAAACCTGACACGTGGAAGGCAAATAGCTTACTTCATGACGTCGTTTATTGTCGGTGTTCTGGCTGCAGGATTATTAGGCTCAAAATTTACTACCTGGACAGGCTATACGGATCGTCCGCTTGATGCACTCGGTGCGGTGGTGGCATCTGCTGTCACCATCAAGGTCCTGACTTTCATTAACAGCCAGGACTTGAGCAGCCTGTTCGGATTACTTTCCCGATTAAGGGGAGGAGGTTCGAGTGGTAATAAATGACCCGGCAGCGCTGGTCAATGCGGTGATATGTGCCGTTATTGTCTGCGCTTTGATGTTTTATCAACGTCGCGGTGCCAGGCATCGCCCTGGTATCTCCATTCTTGCTTACTTGCTGGTATTGATTTACGCGAGCATTCCTTTCCAATTTATCTTCGGTCTTTACGTACAGTCCCACTGGCTGGTGGTAATGGCAAACGTAATGATATGCGCCGCCGTGCTGTGGGCACGGGGTAACGTGGCGCGTCTGGTCGATACACTGAGGCACTAATGAATCAATCACAATTCCAGAAGGCGGCTGGTATCAGCGCCGGGTTAGCTGCGCGCTGGTATCCGCATATTACAGCTGCGATGAAAGACTTCGGCATCACTGCTCCACTCGATCAGGCAATGTTCATTGCTCAATGCGGCCATGAAAGCCTCGGTTTTAACAGGGTGGTGGAGAATTTCAACTACAGCATCGCCGGGCTTGCTGATTTTGTTCGTTACGGCAGGTTAACGCAGGATCAGGCCAATTCCCTCGGGCGTAGCCAGTCGGAAACAGTGTTACCTCTGGAGCGCCAGCGGGCTATCGCCAACATTGTTTATAGCAAGCGGTTGGGTAACAACAGGGCAACTGATGGATGGGCTTATCGTGGGCGCGGACTTATTCAAATAACCGGATTGTCTAATTACAGGGACTGCGGTAACGGGCTGAAGGTTGATCTAGTGGCACAGCCAGAATTACTGGAGCAGTCCTCGTACGCGGCCCGTAGTGCAGCGTGGTTCTATGTCTCAAAAGGTTGCTTGAAATATCCGGGTGAGCTTGTCCGGGTTACTCAGATTATCAACGGCGGACAAAACGGGATTAATAACCGGCGCGCTCGCTTCCTGAAAGCAAAATCGGTACTGGTGGTGTGATCATGGGAATCGAAGCTATCGCGGGGCTGGTGGTTGTCATCCTGGGTGCTATCGCTGGCGCGTTCGGCATCGGCCATGCTCGCGGGACCAGTAAGGCAGAAGCCAAAGCCGATCAGCAGCGTACCGAAGAGAACGCCGCCGCCACCGTCGCCGCGGCAGAACGTAAGGCGGAAGTTGTGAAGGAGGCAAGCGATGTACAGCAAACCGTTAGTCATATGCCTGATGACGATGTTGATCGCGAGCTGCGCGAAAAGTTTACCCGCCCCGGTAGTCGTTGATACGGCCTGCAGCTGGGTGAGGGTCATCTACCTGACCGACCACGATATCGACGTGCTGGATAAGCAGACCAAGCGCGACATTCTGGCGCACAACATATCGGTGCAGGCTAACTGCCCGAACCTTAACCCCACTAAGGGATAAATCAGTCTTCATCCCCGCATGAGGATATTACAGAAGCCACTCTGTTAGTGGCTTCGATAATGCTCCCCCATCGCATAGAGGTAAAACATGTCAGAAATTACACCTGCAGAACAAATCCGCCTGACCATCATTAAGAAAGTTAACTACGACACCGCAGCGGCCAAGCTGGCCATTGACTGGGTTGGTGATAGCAATCTGAAAGCTGAGCTATTCGCTGACTCTTTCGATCGCGTCTTCACTGAAAGTGAGATTGTCTCGAAGACCCGTAAGGCCATCCAGGAAGCGACCGAGGCGCTGGCGCTGTTTGATACCATCGCAGAACAGGCGAGCTAAGGCATTACAGCAGGCATTCACTGAGTGCCTGTGATAATGTCCTTGTTAATTTTAACGCGAGGATTGAGCTAATGCTTTGGACTTCAGTGAAATTTAAAATGCCTGAAACTACGAAAATGACGTCGTGGTTTATCGTTAATACAGCGAAGGGGGTTGGTGTCACAACTTACTCACCACTGAACGGTTTCTCAAAAACAGTCTTCATAGATAACGAAACACATCACGATTTAGAGGTTACTCATTGGATGCCGCTGCCTCATCCGCCTGAGAGTTAATAATTCGAACTCAAAATGGATTAGTTTTCCCACCTCACTCAAGCCACTGGCATTTGCCGGTGGCTTTTTCATTGGAGGCTGTATGCGCCTGACAGTTCTCGACGACGATCCGGGTGAACGCATCGAACCCGGTCGCGAGCGTATCACGGTGTACCTCGATAGTGTTGAGGTGAAGCACGTCTTCTCGGCTGATAGCGATAAAGGCGAAGTGATTGCCGCCATGCTTGATAGCCGGGGTTACCTCACTGCTGAGAACGGCGAGGTTAAGCGCGAGACTCTGTTCGGTCACGTGAGGATAGAGCGATGCCCGCGCTGATACCCCGCGCTTGCCGCAAGCGTGGATGCCTGGCACCACCACTGACCGTTCGGGATATTGCGAGAAGCATCGCAATGAGGGATGGCAGCAGCACCAGCAGGGCAAGAGCAGGCATGAGCGCGGCTATGGTAGCCAATGGGATATCAGACGTGCGCGCATCCTAAAGCGTGACAATCATCTGTGTCAGAACTGTTGCGCAACGGTCGTGCGGTAGCAGCTAAGACCGTGGACCATATCAAGGCTAAGGCTCATGGGGGTACCGATGATGATTCGAATCTTGAAAGCCTGTGCTGGCCCTGTCACAGAACGAAAACCGGCGTGAGCGCTTCAAATGATATCAATTCCCATTTGGATGGCGACAGGGGGGGCGGGTCAAATCCCTGACGGCAAAGGCCCAAAGGACCGCCGCGCCTAACCTTTTTCACACCGCCGCAGGTTAGAAAACTTTTTTTTGGGTCCCCATCCAATGATTAATAGGAGTTTTCGATTATGCCTGGACCACCGAAAACCCCGACACATCTGGCTTTAGTGAAGGGGAACCCATCCAAGCGCCCGATCAATAAGAACGAGCCAAAACCCCGTCAGGGGTCCCCCCAATACCGAAACATTTCGATAAACAGGGTAAGTACTGGTTCAAGCGTATTGGTGAGGAACTTGATGCCGTCGGCGTGTTGACCACGCTGGATGCTAAAGCGCTGGAGTTGTTGATAGAAGCCTATGTTGAATACCGGCATCACTGCGACACGCTTGATCGTGAAGGTTACACCTATGCCGTCTACAGCGAAGATGATTCAGACAAAGGAGGGGAGCGGGAAATCAGAATGATCAAACCGCACCCTGCAGCAGTCATGAAGGCTGACGCGTGGAAACGGATCAGAGCGATGCTGAGCGAATTCGGCATGACACCTGCCAGCCGATCAAAGGTTGGTGCAAATGGCCCGGCAGAAGCCGACCCACTGGAAGAATTTCTTAAAAAGCGCAAATGATGAATGGCAACCGTTGCAGATGGATTCCGCTACGCCGAGCGCGTGGTATCTGGCGATATCGTTGCTGGCGAACTGGTGCGTCTTGCGTGCCAGCGGTTCTTTCATGATTTAGAGCACGGCCCGGAGCGCGGTGTTTATTTTGATGAAGGCCGCGCCCAGCACGTTCTCGATTTTTATAACTTCGTCCCCCATGTGAAGGGGCACTTGACCGGCAAGCCGATCGAGTTGATGGACTGGCACACGTTCATTCTGATTAACCTTTTTGGCTTTGTCGTCCCGCTGATAGATGAAATAACGTTCGAAAGCATTCTTGACGACGATGGCGAACCCATGTTTGTACGGCGATTTCGTACTGCTTATGACGAAGTAGCCCGTAAGAATGCAAAATCAACCCTTTCATCTGGAATCGGCCTTTATATGGCTGGCGCTGATGGGGAGGGAGGCGCTGAGGTTTATTCCGCTGCAACAACCCGGGATCAGGCCCGCATTGTATTTGATGATGCCAAACGCATGATTAAGCTGGCACCGAAAACTCTGGGCGGTTATTTGGCAGTAATAAGCTGAATATTCACCAGGAGCGGACGGGCTCTAAGTTTGAACCTGTAGCCAGTGATGCGAACAACCTCGACGGCCTGAATATTCACTGCGGAATTGTTGATGAGCTCCATGCACATAAAACCCGAGATGTCTGGGAAGTTCTCGAAACAGCTACCGGCGCACGTCTGCAGTCCCTTATTTTCGCAATCACAAACTGCTGGGTTTAATAAAGAAGGTATCTGTTATGAACAACGTGAATATGCGATTAAAATTCTGAAGAATTCGATAACCCCGACCCTCTTTCAATTAAGGATGACAGCTATTTTGCTCTGATTTATACCCTGGGGGGGGATGATCCCGACGAGGCAAACTGGCCGAAAGCAAATCCCGGCTTGGGAATATGTAAGCGTTGGGACGATATGCGCCGCCTGGCAAAAAAGGCGAAAGAGCAGGTAGCGGCGCGTGTCGGTTTTTTTACCAAGCATCTCAATATCTGGGTGCAGGGTGAAAAAGCATGGATGGATATGGCGCGCTGGGGAAAATGCCGTGACGACTGGGACGACTCCACATCGGCCAACTGGTCAATGTGGCTCGGCGTTGACCTTTCCAACAAAATTGATATTTCAGCTGCAGTTAAAGTCTGGCTTGCTCCAAATGGCGATGTTTATGTCCGCTCCAGATTCTGGATACCTGAAGGTCGGCTGGAAGCCTGTTCCAAGCAGCAGGCGGACCTTTACAGAAAATGGAATCTCGCTGGATTCCTTGAGTTTACCGATGGCGATGTCGTTGACCATGCAGTAATTAAAGAGGAAACGATCGAATGGGCGCGAGGTGACTCGCTGAACGAGTTTGCATACGACCCGTGGAGTGCCACTCAGTTTGCTTTATCGGTAGCAGCTGAAGGCGTACCGATTGTTGAAGTCCCTCAGACCGTTAAAAACCTGTCTGAAGCAATGAAGGAAGTCGAGGCGAAAATTTACGCCGGGCGTTTTTCATCACGATGGCAATCCGGTGATGACATGGATGATGTCAAACGTCACCGTCAAACCAGACAAAAACGAGAATATTTTCCCCAACAAGGCCACGCCTGAAAACAAAATTGACGGTCCTGTCGCGATGTTTATTGCGATGAGTCGCTTGCTTGTTAACGGTGGTGGTGAAGTTGACTTCCTGTCCACTATCGATCCTGACGAAGACCTTTTACTTCTATGAAAACTCTAATCACTGATGTTATCGGGCTTACCGGGTTCGGTTCGCTTGCTGCAGGCGTGTATCTCCAGTTCGGTCTGGCGATGTCTCTGATGATGTCGGGAACCCTGCTACTCATTTATGCGCTGTTAGCGGCAATGAGGGGGAATAATGCTGCTTGATGCTCTTTTCGCAGTGAACCACTGGAAAATCCGGCCACGCCGATCACGAGTGAATCGGCCGAAACCGATAACGTGTTTGCCCGAGACGTATTTGTCAGCCCGGAAACGGCGATGAAGCTGGCTGCGGTGTATGCCTGTATTTACGTTATCTCTTCGAATATCGCTCAGATGCCGCTGCATGTTATGCGGAAAACCAATAACAAGGTTGAAGCTGCCCGCGATCACCCTGTGTTTTACCTGGTTCACGATGAGCCGAATATGTGGCAGACCAGCTATAAGTGGCGTGAGTTGAAACAGCGTCATATTTTGGGCTGGGGGAATGGTTACACCTGGGTGAAGCGTTCCCGCCGTGGTGAAGTTTCCGGGCTGGAATGCTGCATGCCCTGGGAAACGACACTGCTTAACACGGGTGGTCGGTATACCTATGGCGTTTACAACGAAGAGGGGGCGTTTGCCGTCAATCCCGACGATATGGTGCATATCCGGGCGCTGGGTAACAACCAGAAGATGGGGCTTAGCCCAATAATGCAGCATGCCGAGACGATAGGCATGGGGATGAGCGGGCAGGCTTATACCAGCTCATTCTTCAACGGTAATGCGCGACCCGCTGGCATTATTTCGGTGAAAAGCCAGCTGAATGAAGAAAGCTGGGGGCGTTTAAAAAGCATGTGGCAAAAAGCTACAGCTGCTTTGCGCAGCCAGGAGAATAAAACAATGCTTCTCCCGGCAGAGCTGGATTACAAAGCGCTCACCGTTTCCCCGGTTGATGCCCAGATCATTGATATGTCGAAGCTGAATCGGTCGATGATTGCCGGGATATTTAATGTACCGGCGCACATGATTAACGATCTCGAAAAAGCCACTTTCTCAAATATTACGCAGCAGGCCATTCAGTTTGTCCGCTACACGATCATGCCGTGGGTAACGAACTGGGAACAGGAACTCAATCGCCGTCTGTTCACCCGTGCTGAACTGGCCGCCGGATATTACGTCAGGTTTAACCTGACAGGCCTGCTACGCGGGACCCCGCAGGAACGTGCTCAGTTCTACCACTTTGCGATCACTGATGGCTGGATGAGCCGCAATGAAGCGCGAGCCTTCGAAGACATGAATCCGGTAGATGGCCTGGATGAAATGCTGGTGAGCGTTAACGCCGCGAACCCCGCAGACGATTTTAAGGCACCTAAAACCGACGAGGAAAAGCCCAATGAATGACCGTGAAACGCGCTGTTACAGCGGGGAGGTCAGAGCCGAGCAACGCACCGATGAACCTACCCGCATTCTGGGCTATGGCTCGGTGTTCAACAGCCGTTCTGAACCCCTATGGGGATTCCGTGAAATCATCAAGCCCGGAGCATTTGACGATGTGCTGAATGATGATGTCCGCGGGCTGTTTAACCATGACCCCAACTTTATTCTCGGACGGAGCGCTGCCGGGACGCTATCCCTGTCTGTCGATGAGCGCGGCCTGCGTTACGACATTACAGCGCCGGATACACAAACTATCCGCGATCTGGTGCTGGCGCCGATGATGCGCGGTGACATTAACCAGTCATCTTTTGCCTTCCGGGTATCCCATGACGGTGAAAATTGGTACCAGGACGATGAAGGGATCGTTATTCGTGAAATATCGAAGTTTTCCCGGCTGTTTGATGTCAGTCCGGTGACTTATCCCGCATATCAGGAGGCCGACTCCGTCCGATCGATGAAAGCCTGGCAGGAGGCGCGCGACAGCGGTGCGCTAAAGAACGCCATTAATCAACGAATGGCGCGTGAGCGCCTGCTGACCCTTCTTAACGCGTAAGGAAAAATCATGAAACTGCATGAAATGAAGCAAAAACGTAACACTATCGCCAAAGATATGCGTGCCCTGCATGACAAAATTGGTGATACCCCCTGGACCGATGAACAGCGTACTCAGTGGAACGCTGCAAAATCGGAGCTTGACGCCCTTGATGAGCGTATTGCACGCGAAGAGGAACTGCGCCGCCAGGATCAGGACTATATCCACGAAAACGAGCCGGAACAGCGCCAGCAGCAGAATCGTGATCCAGCAAACCCGGAAGCACAGGCTAACGAACGTCGTGCTGCGGCGTTTAATGCGTTTTTGCGCCGTGGTCTTGGCGAGATGAGCGCTGAAGAACGCCAGGCTTTAAAGGAGCTGCGTGCTCAGGGCACGACGCCGGATGAAAAAGGGGGGTACACCGTACCAACCCAGTTCCGCAATAAGATCGTCGAAGCACTGAAAGATTACGGTGGAATTGCCAGTGTGGCGCAAATTCTGAATACCGCCAACGGCCAGGACATTGACTGGGCAACCTCTGACGGTACCACTGAAGAAGGTGAACTGCTGGGCGAAAACACTGAAACCAGTGAAGAAGACGTGTCTTTCGGCGTGCAACGCTGGGGGCTAAAAAACTGTCCTCTAAAATCATTCGCGTATCCAATGAACTGCTCCAGGACAGCGGCGTAGATATCGAGGCGTTCCTGGCCGCGCGTATCGCCACTCGCATCGGACGTGGTGAAGCGAAGTATCTGGTATTAGGGACCGGCACCGGCACCCCGCTGCAGCCTAAAGGCTGGCTGCGTCGGTAACTGGCACCAAAAATACCGCAGCAGCGACCACCTTGACCTGGAAAGAGCTGAACGCCCTGAAGCACTCTGTCGACCCGGCATACCGTAACGGTCCAAAGGTGCGCTGGGCCTTTAACGATGCAACGTTGCAGCTGGTGGAGGAAATGGAGGATGGACAGGGCCGCCCGCTCTGGTTACCGAACATTATCGGTGGCGCACCTGCTACTGTTCTGCAGGTGCCGATATGTCGTTGACCAGGCTATTCCTGATATCGCGGCTGGTGCAAATTGCCTACTTCGGCGATTTTAACGCTTTATCGTTCGTCGCGTCACTTACATGACGCTGAAACGGCTGTTGAGCGTTACGCAGAGTACGATCAGACGGCTTCCTGGCCTTCCACCGCTTCGACTGCGTACTGGAAGATACCGGCGCGATTAAGGCGCTGGTGGGTAAACCGGCATCTGGCGGCTAAGGCAATAATTCAGCCTTCAACCTCCACCGCTCCGGCGGTTTTTTTATGCCCGCAGTTCGCTGCGGCCAGGGAAAATACATGAGCACAACAATTGAGATGTTGCGGGCGCAGTGTCGGATCGATATTGCGATGCAACCGAAGATGAACTGCTGACGCTGTATTTCACAGCTGCTCGGCGTCGCGCAGAGAACTTCATTAATCGGAAACTGCATGAAGACTCTGTGCCTGATACCGATCCAGACGGGTTAAAAATTGCTGACGATATCCTCCTGGCGCTGATGCTTCTTGTTGGGCATTGTTCAACAGCAGGGAAGAAGCTTCCGATGTAAATAAAATGAGCATCCCTTCGGCTTCACTTCGTTGCTTGAACCCTACCGATATATCCCACTTTGAGGTGATTTATGGCCTGTGAAGGGTGTCTCCGTCGGCGTGAATGGTTAAAAAAGTGGACGAAAATAGCCTATGAACGAGCAACTGGTAAACGCGCTGATTGCAGCGCTGAGAGAACAAACAGCAGCACAGCGAGAGCAGACGGAAGCGATAAACCGCCTGGCTGAGTCTAACGTCGCCCTGTCCGATGTGATTATCCAGTCGCTTGCCGGCGATCTCGAAGAGGCGCCAGAGCAGCAAACCTATCTGAGTGGGAAACCCAGGGGGTGATATGCAGGCCGGAAAATTGGCGTCACAGGAATCACCCTGCAGGAACCGGTCAAAGAACAGAACCCGATAACGGGAGCCGTAATTAATACCTGGCGCGATGTCGCAAACCCTTTGGGCCGAAGTCGCTCCTTTATCCGCACGTGAGTTTATCGCCGCCCAGGCCTCTCAGGGCGAAGTTACCACCCGGATAACGATTCGTTACCGTGAGGGTGTTACCCGCAAACATCGGATCCTGTTTCTGGCCGCATCTACAACATTGAGGGCGTTTTACCTGATCCACGGAGCGGCAGGGAATACCTGACACTGCCTTGTTCAGAGGGGGCTAAACGATGGCTGATGGCGTGGAAGTAACCTGACCGCCTCGATTCCGTCCTGGGGAAACTGGATGCCGTCTCACAGGTCACTCGCGATAAATCCGGTCGTGCAGCGCTGCGTAAAGCGGCAAACGTCATCAGGGACAGAGCGCGCAATAATGCCGCGCGGGTTGATGATCCTCTCACCAAAGAGGCTATCTACAAAAAATTGTGGTCAGTTTCAGCAGCAAGGCATTTCGCAGAACGGCGATCCAACGTTTCGTGTCGGGGTGATGGGCGGCGCCAGGCAATACGCCCAATACAAAGGCCAACGTCCGAAAAGGCAGGGCGGGTAAAAGTTTTAACACTGCCGGAGATAAAGGTAATCCCGGCGGGGATACCTGGTACTGGCGGATTCCTGGAGTTCGCACAGAACATGCTGCAGCGAGGCCAATAATTAGGCCTGCACTGAATGGGGTCGATGCCGATGTGATTAACGTTTTTGCTTTGGAGCTGGAAAAGTCCATCGATCGCGCTGTACGACGGGCGGCTAAAAAAGGAACTCCGGTATGATTGCTCCAATATTTGCAGTTTGCGCAGCCAGCCAGGCAGTCAGGGATTTGTTAGGTTCTACTCCCGTGCGGCTTTATCCGTTCGGTATGCAGGACGACAATATCGTTTATCCCTACGCAGTCTGGCAAAACGTAGGTGCTTCCCTGAAAATTATCTAAACCAGCGGCCAGATGCAGATCACTATTCTCTGCAGGTTGATGTCTATGGTGATACTGACACCGATGTGATCGCCGTTGCCCGCGCTTTGCGTGACGCAATGAGGGCAAGGCCTATATCACCCGATGGGGTGAACAAAGCCGCGATCCTGAAACAATGCGATACCGCTATTCCTTCGATGTTGACTGGATAACGACCAGATAACCAACAACCCCAAACTGACCCGCCTTGTGCGGGTTTTTTCTTTTATGGAGACAAAACATGTCTGTATTAACGCAAGGCACGCAGTTTTTTGTGCTCAAGTCTGGCGTGGTCAGCGAGGTTGAATGCATCACCAGTTTCAACCCCGGCGGAGAACCCTGCCGATCAGATTGAAGATACCTGTCTGAGTGAACGGGATTCCAGAACCTACAAAAAGGGGCTTAAAACGCCTGCGGCCGCAACCGTCGGGCTTAACGCTGAATCCGACGAACGCCAGCCACATTATGTTGCATGGCCTCGCTGAAGCGAATGACCAGACGCCGTTAACTTTTGCGGTTGGCTGGTCAGATGGAACCAGTGTCCCGACAGCCGCCGCTCCTGGCGCTGAGGATGCTGTTGATGGCCTGGTGCTGCCATCGGATCGCACCTGGTTCATTTTCCAGGGTTACGTTTTCCGATTTCCCGTTTGATTTCCAGGGTAACGCTGTTGTGACGACCTCCGCCACGATCCAGCGGTCTGGCTCTTCCGTATGGTGCCGAAGGTCGCAGCGTAATTAATATGCCCGGTTATCCGGGCTTTTCTATTCAGGAGCTGAAATGCAACTTACTCTCGATACGTTAAAAGAAACCGGTGCTTTTACCGGGCGTCCCGTGGAAAAAGAAATTAAGTGGAAAGGCCGTGACGGGAAAGAGCATATCGCAACCGTCTATGTGCGCCCGATGGGCTACCACACCACTAAAGCTGAACTGCTGGCGTACAACGGAAAATCTGATCCGGTGGCTGGGCGTATTGCTGCCCATATTTGCGATGAGGAAGGGAAGCAAATCTTTACTGAGGCAGACATTCTCGGAACTGCATCTGAAGACCGTGGCGCGCTCGATGGGCCAATCGTTATTGCTTTGCTGGCCGTCATCCAGGAAGTCAACGATCTGGGAAAGACTACGAACTCACAGGAGAAGACGAGTTCTGGTGTGAGTTAGTCATGAACGGCATCGGCGGGCGGACCATTGCGGAGGCTCAGGAGCGAATGAGCCTTCGTGAGTTTCAGGTGTGGGTAAAGTACCGTAATAAGTATGGTCAGCTTAACGTTATGATGCGAACCGAGTGGGGGGCTTCGCTGGTGGCTTCTGTTCTGGCTAACATCAATAAGGCAAAGAACACGCCTCCGTTCAAGGTTAGTGACTTTGCACCGCACATCAACGAAGCGCCGCTTTCTCTGGAAGAAGCTATGAAAAGTTGGGTCTAGTCTTAGGTTTATTGTATTGTTGGGCACTCAAACGGAAATGAGTCTGTGAGGTCTCTCAATGAAGAATCTTTTACTAGGGTTGTGCATTTCTTTAATAGGCTTTTCAAGCCTTGCAACTGCAAAAATTACTTATTTATCTTGTCCTTATTTAGATGAAAGAGCGCCTGATCTTATCGTTGTGCTTGACCAAAACAATGGTTCAGCATCTCTTCAGTCGCCATCTATGGGAAGCGGATTAAATTTTACATCTCCTGCTGCATTTGGGCCATCTGAGGTAACGTGGCGTAAGGATTCGACAAAATATAAGCAAACTTATTCAGTTGACAGAGCAACACTTGTTTTGAAGAGAACTACTTACAGCGAGATGAGTAATAATACTCACTCTGAAGTCTCCGACTGCAAAATAAGCAAGCCACCGAAACAGAATAAGTTCTGATAAATATAAACCCGCTTAGGCGGGTTTTTTATTCCTCGGAGAAATATGATGGCTGGCAAGTCCCTTGGTACATTAACAATTGACCTTATCGCAAAGGTTGGTGGATTTGTTCAGGGAATGGATAAGGCTGAAAGAGCCTCGCAAAAATGGAGCGCCCAAGTAAAAAAAGACGCCAAAGAAGTTGGTGCTTCTATTGTTGCAATTGGTGCAGCAGCTGCCACTGCAGCTGTAGGGATTGGTGCCGCAGGTTTAGCAGTTGTGAAAAATACAGCACAGCAGGTAACAGAGGCTGACCGCTGGGCAAAATCTCTTAAAATGTCCACTCAGGACTTACTTGCATGGCAATATGCAGCTGAACAAGCTGGGCTTACCGGCGATAATATTGCAGATATATTTAAAGACATTAATGATAAAGTTGGCGATGCGGTACTGAATAAATCAGGTGAGGCCGCTCAGGCATTAGATACACTCGGACTCTCGGCTGAGAAACTGTCCCAGCAATCCCCTGATAAGCAGTTACTGGCTATTAGTTCAGCTTTACAAAAGATACCTTCCCAGGCAGGTAAAACAAATATTCTTGAAAGCTTGGGGAATGACCTGTCAAAAATGCTGCCGTTGTTTGATAATAACAATGAGAAGCTGAAACAGTTCATCCAGCTATCAAAGGATTTTGGTATCGCACCGCCGCAAGAAGATATTGATAACCTCGTTAAGGTTAATCAGTTTTTTCAGGATATAGAGACTAGTGCCCGTGGCCTTAAAATGGAAATTGCCTCTGGGCTGGCTACGGTGGACCTTTCGCCATTGCAGGATGGGTTAAATGACATTCGTGATGTTTTCACCGACCCTGCTATTCTTCAGGGGTTATCAGACCTCGTAGGCGAGGCTATTAGCCTTGCCGGTGTCGTAGGTCGTATTGCTGGTGGTTTGGGGGCTATTGCTACCTATACACGGTCGCGGATAGGTGCTGTATCTGGCAATTATAATGCTGCTGATGAAAGTGACATTGCACAGCGCATTGAGTTTCTTAACAAGCGAGGTGACCAAAGTAAGGAGCAAAAGGATGAATTAGAGTTTTTATCTAAACGTCTTCAATTTCTTCGGGCGATTAAGTCAAGTATGACCCCCGAGGAAGTCGAAAGAGGAGCTAAAGGGTTATCATCACTTCTTTCTGATATGGGATTGTCGCCAACTGATAATAATTATAAATTAGGAAAAGGTGAATCAAATCAGAAAATAACCACAAAAAGCAATCCAACCGACAATGCTTTTAAAAGCAGGCTTCTTGATCTGCAAAAGCAAGCAGCACTTATTGAGACAACAGGCAAAAAAACTGCAGAAGTAACAGAGCTTGAAAAAGTAAACTTTGATATTACCAGTGGTAACTTAAAAGCATTATCAGAAGCGCAAAAAGAGCAGCTCCGGTATGCGGCTAAAATCATTGACTCAAAAAAAGAAGAGTTACGGCTAAATCAGGAAAACGCAAAGTTAGCTGAATTTGTTTCTGGTCTTGATAGGCAGAATAAAATAATAAGGCAAGGGTATGACAATGATCTGGCTGGTCGGTCATTGGGATTAAAAGACCGTAGCCGAATGCGTGAATTAAACAACATTCAACAGGACTTTGAATATAAACAAGCGGATTTATTAAAACAGTATCAATCTGGTGATATTACTAAGTCACTTTATGAGTCTGAAACCGATGCGTTAAAATCGGCACTTGAAGAGCGCCTGCAGATTCAAGAAAATTATTATCATGAGTCTGATGGTTTACGTAATGACTGGGAATCGGGCATATCAAGCGCATTATCTGATTTCGCGGATAGTTCAACTGATTATTATCAGCAAGCGGCTGATGCAATGACATCAATATTAGGTTCTGCAACTGATTCAATTTCTGAACATTTATACGATGTTATCAGCGGTACTGAATCAATGGGTGAAGCAATAAAAGGAATCTTTTCAGACCTCGGGAAGTCAGTGATAAAAGCTCTGGTTGATATGGCTGCACAATGGATCGTGTATCAAGGTGTTCAGATGCTGGTTAATAAAAGTGCCCAAGCCTCTGCTATTCCTTCAATGATCGCTAATGCTCAGGCTACAGCCTTACAGGCTCAACTTGCTGCTTTCGCATCAACTGCCGCAATCCCAATTGTCGGACCGGGATTAGCTCCAGCCGCGATGGCTGCTGCAGCGGCTATAACAGAACCTATGGTTGCTGCTATTTCTGCAGCTTCCCTTTCTGGCATGGCCCACGATGGGATTGATGCAGTTCCTGAAACTGGTACTTGGTTGCTTCAAAAAGGAGAGCGGGTGACCACCGCAGCGACCAGTGCCAAACTGGATGCGACTCTGGATCGAGTAGCAAACCAGTCAACCGGTGGTGGAACTATTTATTCTCCCACGATCACTATCCCCATAAATGGTAACCCTTCCGATGCAACTTTGGCGCTGGTCCGTAAAGCTGCAGATGAGGGGGCAGAAAGGGGATACCGGAAGGCGGTTAATTCAGTCGCAAGCGGTCAGGGTGATTTGCATAAGGCCTTGATGGGGAAAACTACCTCGGGGAGGAAAATTAGCTAATGGCTATCACCACAACGCTTTATTACCCCTCCGCTTACCTGCCTGGACCGCTTAAAGAGAGCTTTGGTTTAACTCCTGTATCTCCTCTGAAACGGACTCAGATGGTAACTGGCCGGGCACGACAGCGGCGTGCCTACACCTCGACACCAACCCAAACAGATCTGGCCTGGATTTTTTCTGACGCCCAGGCGCAGGCTTTTGAGGCGTGGTTTCGGGATGAGTTATCAGATGGGGCGGCGTGGTTCAACATACCGTTATTAACGCCTGTAGGGCTGAAAAATTACGTGTGTCGTTTCACGGATATTTATAAAGGCCCCACGCCAGAAGGCGGATTTTACTGGAGATATACCGCGCCAGTAGAACTCTGGGAGCGCCCATTGCCGCCGTCTGGATGGGGGCATTACCCGGAATGGATCGTCGGAAGTTCGTTGCTGGATATTGCGCTGAATAAGGAGTGGCCGAAGCATGACGCAGATTAAACGCCTCTACGCCAGCAGCGGACCGGAGGTGATCATTGAAACGCTGCAGATCACCATTGGCTCTGATGTTCACTACCTGTGCCAGGGTTACGACAACATCACGGCAACGACGGAGAACGGCGATACCGTAACGTTTTCAGCCTGTTCGATAGACATTGCGCTGCCGGCGCGCAATGCGGACGGCACGCAGGACCTCAAATTTGCCTTGTGCAATATCGATGGTGTTGTGTCCACGGCGATCCGCAATGCGCTGGCTAACCGTCTGTCTGCATTTCTGACGTACCGGCGTTATATCTCCACGGATTTAGCGGCCCCTGCGGAAGTGCCGTATACGCTGAAAATCAAGTCGGGCTCCTGGACGGCGACAGAGGTGCAGATCACTGCGGGCTACATGAATATCCTCGATACCGCCTGGCCGCGATACCGCTACACGCTCCCTGTATTCCCCGGACTGCGTTATATCAGCTAAGGAATCCCAATGTTTAACCCTGATAAATACCGTTCAGTCACCTGGCTGAAGGGCGGGCGCGTATACCCGCAACTTGACTGTTTCGGCATTGTGAACGAGATACGCCGCGACCTGAATTTACCCGTCTGGCCCGATTTTGCAGGGGTCACCAAAGACGACGGCGGCCTCGACCGGGAAGCGCGCAGGATGATGCTTACCCTTGAGCGCTGCGAACCCTGCGAAGGGGCCGGGGTGGCCTGTTATTCCGGGTCGACTGTCACCCACGTAGGGATCGTGGTCAGTATCGGTGGTCTGTTGCATGTGGCGGAATGCAATCCGGGAACGAACGTCACCTTTCTGCCGTTGCCGCGGTTTAAGCGGCGATTTGTCAAAGTGGAGTTCTGGCAATGACCATTCGTTTTTACCCGTCCCGGCTTCCCGGTGAACCACTCGAAACGCATGAGCATGGTGTAACCAGTATTCGCAGCTGGCTGGTAGCAAATGTTGAAGGCTACGAGGATCGGGATGTCCCACCGCTGACCGTTGAGGTTGAGGGGCTGTTAATTCCGCCAGGCGAGTGGGCTAAGTGTGTGATTCGCCCTGATAGTGATGCCAGGCTTTATCCGGTTCCCTTCGGGCTGGAGGCCGCCACAATCGCGTGGATCGGCGTCGGTATCTCCGTTGCCGCTGCAGCCTATTCGCTTTTTATGATGAGCAACATCGATACGGGCGGCTATACCTCATCCACAGGGCGGAGTCTCGACCTGAACCCGGCAAAGGCAAATACGGCAAAACTCGGTGATGCCATTCGTGAGGTATTTGGCCGGGTGCGTATCTACCCTGATTATGTGGTGCAGCCGGTTACCCGGTTTGATGCCGCCGATCCTACGAAAATGCGCGTCCAGATGCTGCTGTGTCTCGGTGTCGGTGATCTGATTTATACCAATGGCGATATCAGGGTTGGCAGTACGCCAGCTTCAACGCTACCGGGATTCAGCAGCACCCATTACCCGCCAGGCGCGGACGTTTCCGGTGATGAGCGCAGCGAAAACTGGGTCAACTCCACCGAAGTGGGCGGGACGTCATCCGGCACCGGGCTGGATATGGCCCAGACGTCGCCGGACGCAGACGACATTATCGCAGACAGCATGACCGTCTCCGGATCGAGCGTGACGTTTACGGGGCTGGATACGGATGATGATGACGATAATGACGAGAACGATAACGCACTGCCGCCCAGCTGGGTCGCTGGCGCCGTGGTCGAACTTAAAGCCCCGGCGAACTACCAGATCACCACGGCGGCCGGATACAGCGTTATCGCAAGCCCGCTGCTGACGGAGATCGCGCCGGTAGTAGGTATGCCGGTGACGCTGGGGTTTAACTCTGTCGATTACGATCTGTTTATCGCGTCATATACCCCCGGTCAGGCTGCAGTGCCCGGCACCGGGGGGAGCGCGGCAAAAGTCCAGGCCAGTGCGGCCCCGACCACCTACGATTTTTCGACCAGCTCCAGCACGTTCACGATCACCTGGCAGGGGGTTACCTACCCGGTGTCGCTGGTGGCTAACTACGTCTCGATGTCGGGACTGCTGGCGGCCATCACCGAGGGACTCACCGGCTCCGGCCTGGTTGCGCAGGACAACGGCGGAACTGTACTGATAACCGAGTCGGCCAGTCCGTTCGCGGGTGGGGCGATCACGTCCTCTTCACTGCCAGCAGCTGTTTTCGGTGATGCCCCGGTTTACACCTCCGGCACGGCATCAACCGGCGGCAGCCCGGCGGTAACGGCGAATGTGACACTCGCCTATAACTCTGCCACGGGAACGGCCTTTTCCGGCATGCCGGAGGGGGTGCAACGGCTTTCACTTGCTCACCGCGGGAATGAGTACCGCATTGTCTCTGCCGACGGCACGACGGCGACGGTGGCGCGCCTGGTTTCCGGTGCCGTTGATGAGTCATGGCCGGGATTCTCCGCCCGGACGATGATCGACTATGAGGCCACTGGTCTTAACGACACGCTGAGCTGGCTGGGGCCGTTCCTGGTTTGCCCTGAGAATGAAGTGGTGGATGCATTCGAGGTGAATTTCTCCTTCCCGAACGGCATCTGTGGCTTTGACAGTAAGGGCAAAAAACGGATCCGCCACGTGGAGTGGGAGATACAGTATCGCGTCTACGGTTCCGGATCGGGGTGGGTGAGTCACCAGGGCGAGTATGCGCTGAAAAACGTCAACGGGTTAGGTTTCACTGAGCGGATCACCCTCAGCTCTCCGGGGCTGGTAGAGGTTCGCTGCCGTCGGCGCAATGAGCAGGGCTCAAACAACGCGCGAGACAGTATGTACTGGCAGGCGCTGCGCGGGCGACTGCTGACGCGCCCTTCATCCTATCCCGGCGTGTCGCTGATGGCGGTGACCGTTGAGACGGGCGGGAAGCTGGCGGCGCAGTCGGACCGCCGCGTAAACGTTGTGGCCACGCGGGCCTACAACTCAGGAACGGCCAGAACCATTTCGGGAGCGCTGCTGCATGTCGCGAACTCTCTTGGGCTGGAAATGGATGTCGACACCATCAACGCGCTGGAATCCGCGTACTGGACGCCACGGGGCGAAAATTTCGATTTCGCCACGGGCGACAGTATCTCGGCGCTGGAAATGCTGCAGAAGATTGCCAATGCCGGGAAGTCACGTTTTCTGCTGAGTGATGGCCTGGCGACGGTCAACCGCGAGGGGATTAAGCCATGGACCGGTGTGATCACTCCGCATGAGATGGTGGAGGAGCTGCAGAGCGGATTTACCGTGCCCTCAGATGATGATTTTGATGGTGTCGACGTGACGTACATCAACGGGACTACCTGGGCAGAGGAGACCGTTAAATGCCGGACGCCTGATAATCCCACGCCGGTGAAAATCGAGAACTACAAACTCGATGGGGTACTGAATCAGGATCACGCCTACCAAATCGGGATGCGCCGCCTGATGAAATACCTGCAGCAGCGGGTGACGTTCCAGACCACTACCGAGCTGGACGCGCTGTGCTATAACACGGGCGATCGCATAGTGCTCACGGATGATATTCCGGGTAACAACACGATTTCCTGTCTGGTGGAGGCGATGACAACGGCTGGCGGCGTGACAACGTTCACCGTTACGGAGCCGCTGGACTGGTCTTTCGAAAATCCCCGCGCGCTGATCCGCTATCAGGATGGTTCTGCATCCGGGCTGATGGTGGCGAGCAGGGTAGGCGATTTTCAGCTGTCAGTCCCGCACCTGAGCGCGTTTGATGACCCGATGAAGGTTGACCTGTCGTCGGCAACCATCGAGCCGATCCGCCTGGTGTTCTGCGGATCAACGCGCCACGTCTACGACGCCATTGTAGAGGAGATCGCCCCGCAGTCAGACGGAACCTGTCAGGTCACCGCAAAAGAATACCTCGAATCGTTCTACCAGTACGACGACGCCACATACCCCGGCGACGCTGCTTAATACCAAAAAAATCCCTTTCAACTTTTCTTTCGCTCAAACCCTCGTTTGGGCGAAGCCTCTTTTTGGAGCAAAAAACATGGCCTTTAACCCGGAGCTGGGGAGCACGTCTCCCGCTGTGTTGCTCGATAACGCCGAGCGCCTGGATAAGCTGGTCAATGGGCCCGCCGCAGATGTTCCCGACCGTGGCGGTGATCCTCTTTATTCATGGCGCCAGATGATGGCGAAAAACGATGAGGTCAGGCAGAACCTGATTCCTCTCAGTAAGCAATATATGACGCTGGCAGCGGCGCAGGCGGATATCGCTAATATCCCCGAGGGGAGCACCACGTATTACCGCAGCCCGGACGACAGCGCCCTCGCGATCGAGGTCATGAACGTTGGAGGGACGCTGACTGCAACCGGACGAAAAATGCCGTCCAGTCAGGCTATAGATTCAGTGAGGGGATTAATAGACAGCCAGGGCGAACACCAATTTTCAGTGGTGTTTAAAAATGGTCTTTCACCGTTCGGCTACAAAGACGGGCGACTGTATGCTGATGAATTTCAGAAGCTCTATTCTTCAGATGCCGGGTTAGAGTTTGGCGGCAGCATCATTGATAACAATCCGCCGGATGGATGGCGTTTTGTCATCTACTATCGAAATGGTCTGGTGATGTGTGGTCAACGGAATGACGGCACGATGATCGGTTTCGGTGAGGGCGGCAGCGGTGGCGGCTCGATTGAGCCAGGCGATACGGCAGCGGACTATGATTCCATCCGCAACTACACAGGCACAGCAACGGTGCGGGATGTCGTAGGTCAGCGTACCGGCGGCCGCTTCGTGGTCAACCCGGATGATACGACCTCCGAGGAAATACCGGGCGGGATACTGGTCGATGTGCTGGGACGCCGCTGGTATCGCCAGGCGGAATTTGTCAGCTATGACATGTTTATGGCCCCTCGTGTTCCAGGTGCTACGCTCCTTGCTGTGCAGGTCGCCCTGGCGATGGGCAACCGTTCATCCGCGATAGCATACCTGTCTGGTGTTGAAGCTGCCGATGCCGCTATCCAGAATGCTCATCGTTATGCGAACCTGCTCAATATCCCGGTTCGTCAGAATGATGGTGCCTTCCTAGTATTAGTTGACCATGAAGCAGAGGTTCGGACAAAAACGTCCCTCGGAGGGTCGATAATTTTTACCTCCGCTGACTCAGGTGTTAACGAAATCCGCTGGGGACCACTGCGACTGCTTGATCCTACAGCGCCTGAGCCAAAACGTATGTTCAATATCAAGGGGAAAGAACGTATTGAACTCACTCCTGCTGAGCTGGCTACTTTCAACACCAGTTACTCTCAGTACCTGAAAAAAGGCTCTAACTATTTGCCGTATCCGAAACTGTATCCTTATTACGGCGGGATGTTCTATGCGCTTTCTAATGAAGTGGAGATTTACCGAAACGGAAACAGGGATAACCCTCGTGACCGGGTTTTATACCGCGATTTCTCCCGTATTGGTAGAAATGGCGCGCTGACGGAACGGATTGTGAAAGATATTCCGACCGGCTCAATTGGCTACGCTGCGATTATCCCGAAAGAAGATGATTTTCTGGAATTTGAATGCCCGCATTTTATTGAGCTGGGCGACAGTCGTCGATTCCTGAATATCGAAGTTTCCAGGCCGATGGTGCGCATTAAAAATCTGGTGCATACGTCGTGGCAAACAGCTTCAACAAGTCTCGAAAGCCGCGTGGTTATTTCTGCTCGCGAAGTCTTTGACGTCTTTTGCGAATACGGAGAAACCACCTGTCACCCGGCGGAGAACGGCTCATATGTCATCTGCATTCGAGATACCTGCAACGTGCATATCGATAACTATTACGGACTGCATGGCTGGGGATTTCAGGGGCATCACGGAATAAAGGGTTTATACGGCAACAGAAATACGTTTAACCGCGTTGATTTCCACAGCTTCGGGTACGATGTTTTCTTCAAAGATCTGACTGTGAAAGGCAGGCAAATTAACCTGCAGGGAGGTAATGAGTGGTCGATAGAGAAACTTCGTCTGTATATCACCCGCACCAGTGGCGATGCAGTGGAGTATTTCCTTAACTACGCCATCGGCATGAGGCAGGACTATGCCAGTGACTGCGATGGCATTCTCAATATTGATGGTGTCACGGTGATGTGGGACAGAGGGCTACCAGCATGGTACAACACGACCCGGTCATTTGACCTTGTCAGAATTATCGATACGGCCAACTCTCTTGATCAGGGCATCGACAGCAAACTACCGCCTACCATCACCATCCGCAATATAGTGTTTGATCTCGCCGGCATCCAGACCGGAAGACCGAATGACAATTTTGAGTTCTGCGCTGTTACGGCCTTACGTTCTCAGTTTACCGACTACGCGGTAACCGGACGTAAAACGCTGCTACCCGACAATATCACCGTTGATGGAATGACGGCTATTAACGTCCAGCCAACACAGAACGCTGTCATGTGCGGCATCAAATTGCCTGCCGACCTGTATCAGAACACTGTGGGCTCACGCAACAAAAAGGGCAGCGACGGGACGAACGCCCGGATCACACTGCGCAACCTGCACAGCGTTATCAACAATCCGTCCATCGAGCTGGCCGCAGCCCAGACCGTCGATATTCCGGGAGACGCGGCAAACTGGACCACTGATTACCTGAACAGTGATTACAGCTGGATACCGCGGATTACCCTGGATAATTGCATCCCGGCAATTATCCATACTCCTGGCGCAAAAGCTGTTGTCGATATTCATGGCGGCAAGCTGGCGCGGGTCTACACCAACGGCAATGGCAACCGCTGCCGGGTCACCAGTGCTGATATTGAGCTGATCCCTGATGCGTCGGGTGTGACCTATTTCGCTGCAGATAAAACGCTGGTGACGGGCTGTTCATGGCTGAACCCGGCCAGTGGCGCAACCTATCCAGGCACATTGCGTGGTTCAGGAAACGAAATGATCGGAGAAAGTGCTAAAGCACCAAACCTTCCTGCAAAAGCTTTTATTGAGGAATAATAAATGGGTAACGGAACACGAATTTTATTAAATGCAGACGGAATTATTACTGACTGGGCGAAACAGCATTTTGAGCCTGTATCTTCGCCTCTGTCAGCAATAGCAAATCCGAAAGTTGCATTTGATTTACTGACCCCGGTGGATAATTCGCGTCATGGTTTTTCTGTGCAGCAGGGTGTGCAGAAACTGAAACAATTCGGGCTCGAATTCCCCGGAACCGCTGGCAGTCAGACCACGTTTAAAGAGCCAGGACTGACAGGGCTTTCCTTCCTGACGGCCTTTCGTTTGAGCGCAGTTGATGTATTTCAGTATGTGCTCGATTGCCGGGATTTGACGCCCGGATCAGGTCATGGTTTTGCCATTACATTCAACCCGACCGGGCAGCGGCTTGAGCTGCGGGTAGGATGGCCTGACGGAAGTCAGGGCATTTATTATCAGTCAGGGATGAGTATTATCGTCAATAAGTGGTATGTGGCATGCGGTGTCATTTCTCCTAACCGCAATCACAAATTAACGTTGTCAGATGGGACTGCAATCGCCGCCAGCCCGGCAGGTTACCTTGCAAACGTGGCGGGTAGCCCCCTCATGCTGGGAGCCAGTGCCGCTGGTTCGTCAATGCTGAAGGGAGATATTGGATTCTTCGGCGCCTGGGGTAATGAATTTACTGCGGGGGATATCGCGACCGCCATTGCACTCGGCATCAATATCATGACAGGCAGGGGACAGACGGTATGACGCGGATTACTGTTAAAATCGACACTGTTTCTTCCGTAACTGTAGTGTTTTACAGACAATCCGATAGCTGGGAGAATTTAAACCAGTATGAGCGTGACGATATGATCTCCCGGTGGGTAAATGAAAACACTGAGGCACAAAGAGCTCTCAATGGCAGCACTGGCTACCTTCTCAGCTGGAAAAGTGAATAATTAAAATCTCCCCCGGAATCTTTCCGGGGGTTGATTTTACGTTTATTGATCTACGCGGCTAGGGTTATACCGGTCTAATTTCACTTGAAGAATATCGGCAGGGCCAGCGCCCGCGCGATTGCTCCAGCAATGGCATACCCTCCCGTTGATGGGTCTGGGTGTAACCCATCCCCTATCATCCATGGTCTGTCTGATCCAGCTGCGTAGTCTTCGTGTTTCTGACCGAAGGACGCCTGTAGGTTCAGAAAGGCCACATCACGATCATCCCGCGCAATCTTATACATCACCTCCGCGTAAATGGACATGGGAATACTGTTTCCGCCGTCGCGGTTATTTTCCGCCGGACAAATCAGCAAAATATCAGCCGTTGGCCGCACAGAACGAACCCGATCTATCATCGTGAGAATATTAGCCCGGAATGTTGCGGCAGAGAGCTGCGCGCCCTGGTCGTTCGTTCCCAGCATGATTGTCACGAGGTCGGCCCCGAGGTTATCAAAAGCATCAAGCCAGCGCTGATCCATTGCGTTTACCCAGTGATTGGTATGAGAACCACTACCCCCCATTTTATGAACCAGGACACCCGACATGGTTTGATTGAGGATATTCGCTCCGTACAACGTCACCGGAGGAGTGATAACCGTAAACGTTACTGTGCCGCTACCGGTTGTTGGTAACGCCAGCGGGATAATCTGCATCCCGGCGGGATGAGCCGACAGGTCAATCGTGACGGGGTCAGCCATCCCGGTTGCCTGGCACTGAATAACACCAGATCCCCCCTCGGCAAACAGGAACGAATCAAAACCCAGCGCAAAATTCTGGCTGTATGAAATCGTTGCTCCGCTTGCACTTGCTGTCACAGACGAAATATCCGGGCCATGCCCTGTGTTGTAAGCGCAGGAAAATCCGGACTGTACAACTGATGTACCCATAACATCAGTATTATCGCCGTTAGGATCAAAACCAAACGAACGCCAGCCGTACCCAATGGGGGGGACAGTTGCGGCCGTGCCTGCACTATTGAAATAGCGCCAAAGGATTTGTGCCACTTTCAGCACATAACGTGGTGACATTCTGGTGTAGCTGTCTCCCATCATCGCAACGATAAGACGAACAGCATCCCCAAAAGACATTTTAGTCATCCGCATATGCGTTTCCCGAAGACGCTCAATACCAAAAACATCCGGGACCGCTTCTGATACAACTTCAGCGTCTTTCACTTTGACAGGCGTGCCGTCAGGCATTTCTGAAAGGTAATAGAACGCGTATTCCTCGAATGCAGTGGCGCTGTCTCCTTTCTCAACCTGGGCTTCTACATACCGATCCGAGCCAAATGTAATTCTCACATAGGCAATTTCCGAATCAGTAACGAACGAAGTCAGTGCCTGAGTGGAGGATGCATCCGTACGGATAAACGTTTTACTGGCGTTATAAAACGTAATGAATCTGGCGCCAACACGAAGTGCGTAAGACGAGCTGAATTCAACGGGAATATAATCTGAGTACACATAACGTGAGTCAGGGGATATAACAGTGCCCGATTCATTAATATACCCTGATTGCACGGTCGCCCTGTTAAACAGGTTTTTCCCCAGTACTATCAGTCCATGCTTTACAAAATCAATATCGAGCTGGTCTGCGTCAACAATATCTCCAGGGATTCGGATCTGAAAACCGTCAGGCAGTGCTTTGCGCATGACATGCACATAGTCTTCAGCGGGCGGCAGTACTGACGCTCTGGCGACAAACATCGCATCTTTGTTTGAAAGAAGAGTGGTTATTCTCACATACGCTGCCGATGCAGGCGCAGTGACAACATTAACTGCTGAAACCGACGAAAGATGTTTTTTGTCCGAGTCGTAGAAGTTAATGAAGCGCATCGACCGGCTTGAATTCAGAACATCACCCGCCGACACTTTAATGTATTCCGAGGTGATGTATACGGACCCACTGGCTGCCGGAACCGGGAACCATGCACCGAACTCATTGATATAACCATCAACCACCTTGTTCTTATTGAACAGGTTCGTACCGGGGCCGTAGAGGTCTGTTTCCGTCAGGGCTTTTACCGGTTCAGAAAAGACTACTGGCACACCTGAATATTCCGATGGGGCCTTTGATTTAAACGGCTCAAATTCGGTGGCCTTATTATTCTTTTCCACCATGGTAACAGACGCCACGACAGCAGGAATTTCTATCCGCATATACGCGGCATTTGACGGTAATATCAGCGGATTGACAGGTTTTGTTGAATAGGACGAATCATACTGGCGGCTGATAAACACGCCTTTCGCATCATAGTATGTAGCTGCTTTCCACGGATGATCGACACAATAAGGCTGTGTCGGGTCAACAGGAATGTATCCCGATACGGTCATGCTGGTATCAGAGTCTGTAAGAATTGTGCCGATACTGGAAAGATGCACGCCGGGCATAGCGTCGGCAGGATTGAACAAGTTTTTACCTGCAGTAAAGCCCAGCGTTCGATAGGAGTTTGTCGGCGCCCCTTTGATATTATCCCGCAGTACTGCCTGATATGCCCGATAGGGCATTTCGCCAGCACCAAACGTTACCTGATAGGTGTCGATGTTTATCAGCGGTACCGAAACAATAAAATAGGCAGTACCGGCAGGCGCTGTAAATGCAGTAACAGATGAGAGGTCAGACAGATAATTGTCGTTACCATCAAAAAATGTCACTACACGAGTGAGAAGCCTGGAGGTATAAGCCCCCTCGGCCACGGCAGAGATCTTTTCTGAATAGCAGTACTCAGGATTTTCCCTGGGGATCCCCGTTCCCTCAAACAGATAGAACCCGGAGATCACCGCTCCCTTGTTGAACAGGTTCATGCCGGGACCAACAAGACTGGGGATAATCCCTTCTACGGTTTTCTGTGAAACCATGCGGCGCCCGGTAGGCTGCAGCGTCCCGCCAACGTTCATCACCTCGATTGCGAGCGCACTGTTATCCGGGCTGCGGTAATACGTAGTGCTCCCCTCGGGGATATTCGCGATATCCGCCTGCGCCGCTGCCAGCGTCATATATTGCTTACTGAGAGGAATCAGGTTCTGCCTGACCTCATCGTTTTTCGCCATCATCTGGCGCCATGAATAAAGAGGATCACCGCCACGGTCGGGAACATCTGCGGCGGGCCCATTGACCAGCTTATCCAGGCGCTCGGCGTTATCGAGCAACACAGCGGGAGACGTGCTCCCCAGCTCCGGGTTAAAGGCCATGTTTTTTGCTCCAAAAAGAGGCTTCGCCCAAACGAGGGTTTGAGCGAAAGCGCGGAGCTTTTTACAATCAGCTATTTCAACGGGTTACAACATGCTGATTGGCTATGCACGGGTCTCTACAGGGGATCAAAACCTCGATTTGCAGAAAACAGCACTGTTTCGCGCAGAATGTGAACAGATATTTGAAGACACCGCGAGCGGGAAAAATGCCAGACGGCCGGGATTGAGGCGCGCCTTACGCAGGCTTAAGCCCGGCGACGTGCTGGTGGTCTGGAAACTTGACCGACTGGGCCGAAGCGTGCGTGACCTGATTACACTCGTGTCGGAGCTGCAGGCGCGCGGGGTGAATTTCCGCAGCCTGACTGACAGCATCGACACCTCGACGCCTGCGGGACGTTTCTTCTTCCACGTCATGAGCGCCCTGGCGGAGATGGAGCGCGAGTTGATAGTGGAGCGTACCCGAGCCGGGTTAGCCGCAGCGAGGGAGCAGGGGAGAGTAGGCGGCCGCCGCCGGGTAATGACCACAGAGGTTGTGGAGCGGTGCCGCAGAATGATGGATATGGGGGCAACCCGGAAGCAGGTAGCCGATGTGATAGGTGTAGACGTGAAAACTATCTACAAGTACCTGCCTGCTTCTGAATAATCATTATGTTGCGTCGGTGCGCCTGATCGATAGCTGTAACCTGTATTGATCAGATCTCTCAATGAATCTACTGTATATAAAAACAGTATTTCAGGAGGTGAAATTATGCCGCGAAACTCAGATATCGAAATAGCCTGGCGTCAGGCAATTGTCATTGAGCCTAATGGCCGTCGCACCGTGACAACGTCCGGTTTTATCCGGGAACTCGCAAAAGTTAACTGGATATGGTCACCGCGCCAGGCTAACCAGTGGATAGAGCACTATGTGACGACATTCCGGGATGTCTCAACGCAGGAAGGCGATGAGCGCACGTTCCAGTTATACAACCCGAACGGAGGGCTATAACGTGGGATTTCCGTCGCCAGCAGCAGACTATGTAGAAGTACGACTGACCGTCGATAAACTCTGCGGTACCGGCCCAAATACTAGGCTCGTTCAGACAGAAACTGGTTACACCGTAGTCGATGTCTCCGGTAAACCAAAGCAAGGAGATACCGTTTTAATTCAATACGGCGGAGGCACAGATTTTGCAAAAATTATGGGCCGGGCATTTATTACACGAGACGGTGAAGCGCTGGAAGGTGAGGCCCTGGATGATGTTACAGTTGTCGGGGTGGTGACATTCGTCATCAATCGAGCTTGGCCTACTGATGACGAATGTCCTGTCATATAAAGTCAACGGATTGTGTGTACATAAACGAGTACAATGGAAGTGGATTATTTTGATATTTCTCTTTTTAAAACAATGCATTAAATTGTTTTATAACTATATCCATTTAACTAAGGGGACAAGGCGGCACGAGTATAGCGTTTTTTGCCCGCCTGAGTAAGAGCCATACCGTCTGACTGCTTAAACCCTCGCCACTCAGGGCGCTTTTTTATGCCCGGTCGGCCTTTTTCCCTTTCTCCGCCGCCTGGGCGCGGGCTTCCGCTTTTCGCTTGCTGCTCATATCGTTACGGATCTGCGCATGGCTCAGCAGTGCGAAGATGAAGGTCCCGCCACAGATATTTCCCGCCAGGGTCGGCAGGGCGAACGGCCAGATAAAGTCGCTCCAGGGCAGATTTCCATTAAACACCAGATAAAGGATCTCGACCGAGCCCACTACAATATGGGTGGTATCCGCCAGGGCGATAAGCCAGGTCATGAGAATAATCACCACGATTTTGGCGGCGCCGGCGACAGGAAACATCCAGACCATGGTGGCGACCAGCCAGCCGGAAATAATCGCATTGGCGAACATCTCTGTCGGACTGTTTTTCATTACGTCTTCGGCGATGCTGACAAAGGCCTGACGGGTTGGCCCATCAAAAATAGGCATATAATTGAAGGCCCATGCGGCCACCGCGGTACCGATGAGATTGCCCGCCAGCACCACCGACCATAGCCGCATCAGCAAACCGACGTTACCGAGGGTGGGATTATGCATCACCGGCAGAACGGCGGTGACCGTATTTTCAGTGAACAGCTGCTGGCGGGCCATAATTACGATAATAAAGCCGAAGGTGTAGCCGAGGTTTTCCAGCAAAAAACCGCCCGGGATCCCCTCCAGTTTGACGTGAAAAATTCCCTTCGCCAGCAGGGAGGCCCCCATCGACAGGCCGGCCGCAATCGCTGACCATAGCAGGGCCAGCGCATCGCGCTCCATCTCTTTTTCCCCTTCCTGGCGAATATGTTCATGGATCGCCATCGCCCGCGAGGGAAGGCGATCTTCATTTACTTCGATCTCTTCACCACGCTGATTTTCCTCACTTTCCACTTCTCTTTCGTCATCCTCTGCCTTTAATTTGTTATTGTCTAGTTCATCCAT